CAAAAATGTTAAAGCTAAATTACTTTGTAGATTAATCTTCAAAATTTTGGCTTCTAATAATATTGCAAAACATCGATACTTTTCTGTCAAAGTTAATGCCAAACGTATGAGTGGTGAAATGAATACTTCATTAGGAAATGGTTTTAGTAACTTGATGTTTTTACTTTATGCTGTTCATAAATATAAATTAAAACATTCTGGTCCAATCATTGAAGGTGATGACGCCTTAATAGGATTAAACAAATCTATACCACCTGAATATTATACTGAAATGGGTTTAAATGTTAAATTAGAAGTAGTTGATAATATTTCGGAAGGTAGTTTTTGTGGCTTAGTTTATGATCCTGTAGAACTTGTTAATATTCGTGACCCTCGTGAAACCTTATGTACCACCACATGGATAACTAGAAAATATGCTTCATGTTCTAAAAAGACTTATTTTGGTCTTCTTAGAAGTAAGGCATTGTCTTTGATGTATGAATACCCTGGATGCCCAATTGTTTATAAATACGGAAAAAAGATTTTTGAATTGCTTAGCGATTTTGAGATCAAATTATCCTATGACAATACGTACAAGCAGAACATAGCAGAAATGGCTTATAAAGCTTACATAGAAAATAATATTCCTTCAAAGGAAACTGGTCCGCGTACCAGACTTTTGATGGAAAAATTATATAGTATACCTGTTAGTACGCAATTGATCATAGAAAAAGAAATTGATGATATGACTATCGATGATATGTCACTTCCAACTGTTCTCACTATTGTGCCTGACATTTGGAAAGAGAACTACCTTAACTATGTTAATGAAAATAAATATGGTAATTGGAATTCAATAACTCATCCCTGTTTTTTAAGACAGAAAAGGCCTGATTTTCATAAGATAATTGAATTTAATAATTATGTGGATTTTTCGAAAGACACATTAATTCCTAAAGACAAATTTTATGAAAATAAGACTTGTAAAGATGAAAAATTGTATGAAGATTATATTTATCGATTTAACGAAGCTAAACGTAGGCTTAAGATCAACAATCAGAAAATTTGACAGGCTCCACGAAAATACAGGGGTTTTTATTAGAACTTATCGATAAACTTTCGAGTACTGTATAATTGTGGGAATGTTAAGTAAGAAAAATTATTTAGACGTAAATAAAGTGGCTTTTGCCAATTTAAATAAACAACAAAAAGAAGAAAAATATAAGAAATATCAACGAAAATTTCAGAATGAAAAGTCTGTGGTTGTAGTTAATACAAATAACGTAAAGAAACCGACAAATAGAAATAATAATAATGTTAGAGTCATGCAAGTGGCCCGAACTCAAGCTAAATGGAGTGATTGCTTGCTTTTATATGCGAAAGCTAGTATTGATCCTTTTGATAATATACAGCGTATGCCTTGTATACCTGATTCTATGTGTTCGCCTAGTAATAAGTTCAAAACTTTTATAGATAGTGAACTTGTTATTGGCACCACTAGAATCGGATATGCTATTTTGAATCCATGGGCAATGGCTTCTAATGATAACGTTACTTTTCCAACGTATACTGATAGTCCTCTCATAACCACTACTGCGGCTTATGATAGTAATGTCATTACATGGGATTGGGACGACATTAAGTTTGCCATTACCAATGCGAATTCACCATATTCCGTTGCACAGTTAGAAACTGGTGTCATTAGATTAGTTGCTGCTGGAATGGAAATTGAATACACTGGTCAATTATTAGATCAATCTGGAACGATATCTGTAGTACAGTGGGATGGACTTAGGTCTTTGCCTAACCTTACTACTATATCCGAATTTAAAAGTAATCAGCGAACCCAAACATGCGCGACTTCGAGGGAAGCAAGATGCTACGTTAGATATGAACCTATGCGTGAGGAAGATTTTAGTTATTCATTGTATCAACGACATCTCACTGGTGCTATCGCGGATCCTTTATACAAGAGTAATGGTATATATGGACCTTTAGCTATCGTCGTTAATGGTGCCGAACCCGGGACGACTTTTCGTGTTAGAGCAGTAGCTTATTTTGAAGCTCAGTTACCTAATCTGCCATCAACACCATCTGAATCGGATCCTATAGGATTTCCAGCCTTTCAGGCTGCCCGTACTACAGTTTTACCAACACAAGATCCTAAACAGGATTTATGGACAATCTTAAAGAATACTGCTTATAATATAGGCAAATCCATCACCGGAAACGGTCCTCAAATTGGTGCTGCACTTGGTGCCGCACTTGGGAACCCAGCAGCTGGAGCTGCTATAGGTGCTGTGTCAAAGAACCTCTTTGAATCTTTATTTTGATGTCCATAACACCGCCAAAT